GGGGGGTTGGGTTGGGCCGGGGGGGGGCGCCAGGAACCGGCGGCACTGAGGTGGATGCTTCCGTCGCCCCGCTCCCGTGGGTCTGTCGCGACTACGTCACGTACTGCTCGTGTTGGCGCGGGTCCGACATTCCAGGAGTGGGAACGCTGGTCAACAGGTGCGCCTCGTTCTGCTGCTTAGCGCAGGGTGCTGGATGCGTCTGCGAGTCGCCGATCGCCAGCGGCGACGCCGCTCCGTCCTGCTGGAGAACCACCGACGCGCAAGTCCCGTTCGGGTCGACTCTATCTGACCGCTGCCCCTAGGTCGACCTCGGAATCTTGGGACACTCCGGGACGAGACTGTCGACGTACGCTTGCACCGCTATCTGTGCTGCCAACATGACCGCATTGATGGCTTGCAGTACGCCAACGTTGACACCTCCAGGCCACGGGATCGGAGGGATTGGAGGGAGGTAGTCTTCAAGGTGGAACTGACAGCATAGGTCTAGGTTGGGGACTGGCGGCAGTGGGATGCTAGGAAACGAGAATCCCGCTGGCAGCGTGGGAAACGGGGGAACCGGGATGCCGATGCAGACTTTTGCCATGCTGCCTCACTCACGATGACGATGTGGACTTAGACGGCGTCAACAGGGGCACCGCGCCGAGGGCCGCTGATAGCGCAGCAAGCGGAGCCGCCATAGTACCGGCGAACACCACTGACGGCCCACCAGGTCCAGGAGTAACAGGAACGCACCCGACGACTGCTGTTGCTATGGCAGGGACAATCGCCTCGCAGAAAGCCGCCAGCGCTGTCGCCATGGCCACGATGGGAGTCGCCAGGGCAATCACGTCCCTCGGCAACGTGTCAGGCCCGAGGGACACTATGCCGGCCCTGAGGCTCACTATTGCCGCCTGGAGAGTCGCGTAGGTGCTGAATGAGCTAGGGATGGGACTTGGCATCGTCAACGACCCGATGTCGAGCCGCGCGCCACCGTGCTCCTTAACGTGAAACCCTCGCGAGTTGAAGGATGCCCGGCCGAACGGTGCCTCCCAAGCGAATCCGTCATCGCGAACCGTGAAGAACACCGGCCGTCCCGTCTCGGTCTTGTCCTCGGTCGTGTAGAGCGACACGGCGCCTCGGTCAACGATGACCTCCGTTGCTTCGTCTCGCCTGAGCCGAATGAGTCCGCTGTCACCGTCGATGCTGATGAGCGGGATGACGGCCGCTCCAGTGTCGCCGTAAGCGACGAAGCTACCCTTCGGAAGCTCCCCCAGCTTTGGCGCGACCCGCGTGTCGAGCAGCGGCATCGTCCAGCTCTTGCCGCCGTCGTAGACGGCCAGCATGGGGCAGCCGATGCCGGTCTCGGGGTCCGGGTCACGAGGCCGGTACCATGTCCCTCCGGGCGGCAGCGCCTCGATTGGGTCGCTGCCTTCGTCGCTGTACCCGTCGGGCTGGCAGAGCAGGAACGAGTCCGGGTTGAACTCGCTGACGCGACACAGGTACAGGTCGAACGAGAATGGATTGGACGGAGGCATCAGAATTCTCCAGGTCCGTAAACCTGATCGTTGGGACTTTGGAGCACAATGTCCGTCGTCGTGCCGGATGACGAGCACCGATAGGTGCAATCAGTCAGGTACATCGGCTCGTGGACACCGAAGATCTCGTCGTCGATCCGAACGATCGTGTCGGGCGTCCAGACGGCTCGCTGTCCGCCGCCTGTGAATGGCGTTGTGTGGCCCGCTACCGTGTAGCGGAGGTTGGAGCCGTTGCGACGGTCCTCCGCGCACATCCGACGGGCCAGGAACGTCGCCTGTTCCTTCGTTCGCGCGTTCTGTGACCGCCAAATCTTGCGCTTCACGAACCCGCGGGCCGTCATCTCGTCGTCGATGTATTCGCCGAGGGCTTTGGCGTGCCCGTTCTTTCCGCCGGTGCCGCGCCCGTAGACTTCGTACTTCGAGAATCTGTTACTCGTGTAGTCCTGCCAGGCACCGCTGATGACGTTCGTTTCGTTTCGGCTCATGCCAACTCGCCGAAGAATCGACGACACCGGGGCCTGTTTGGTGTTCGGTTCGGACAGGACGAAGCTTCCGTCTGCCGCCGCCCAGAAGAACAACCCTGCTAGTTGCAGGTACCGGAGCAGGAATTCGTACCGCTTCTCGTTGAGTCGCGCTTGAATCTGCTGGTGGATGACGCCTGGAGCTCCAGCTGCATGCGTCAGAATCTGCTCGACCGTCCTGGCCGGCGCAGACAGCTCCTGGATTGGCACGCCGCCCTTCACTTTGCGGTTGGCTCGGTTGGATGTGGCTATTGCTCGGTCTCCAAGCCCCACAGCTTCGAGTTGCTTCTTGGCCAGGGACAGATATGTATCGTCCTTGAAAGTGCGCTCCGAGTCGATGTGGTCGTCGTGCAGTGGCGCGCTTGCGTCCCGACCGCGGAACGTGACACTGGTGCCGTTGGTGGTGCTCTCCGCCGACGGGTCATCGAGCACGCCAGTGAACTGTGGCACGTCGCCGATGAAGAGCTGGAACGGTGAGCCGACCGGGTACTTCTTGATCAGTTGCGCGGCCGTCCCAGCGTGACCGACAGTGATCGAAAACGTGGCCGGCTGGCGGAATAGCGAGCACGACACCTCGTACTGCTCTGCGATGAGCACATCCTCATGGTGGAGCTTGAGCCGCACCCGATCGGCTATCTCACCTATCCTGCCAGCCTTGAATGTAGCCATTTTACGCCGTGACGTCTGGGTAATATCGGATCTGGAATCCTGGAGTGACAGCGAACGCATCGTCGATAGCGTTCGTCTGCAGAATCGTTACCGCCATCGAGTTGTTGCCGTAGAGCCGCGTCGAGATGTCGGCCACGCTCATCGTCATTGGGACGACCCACGTCTCCAGCTTCGTGTTGGTTCCGGCCACGTCGTCAGCGAACGTCTTGATCGATTGCCACAGGTCTCTGACTGCGTTCACCAGTGCCCAGTTTTCCGGGTCGTCAAACATCTGTATAGCGGCATCGGCCTCACGCACGACAGCATCGAAAGCCGCCACCTTCGACTCGATGAACTGGCCGTAATACTCGACGTTGTCCTTGAACGACAGGATGTCGCGCGCGAAGCTGATAACAGAGTCGAACAGGTCGACCTGGTATTTCGTGGTGCCGTTCTTGTACCGGTCCACGGCCTTCTGCCATTCTCCAGTTGCGGAATCGATGAGGGCTGGGATGCGCTGCTTGTCGACTTCGACCGTTTTCTCGGCCAAGAACTGCTGGCTCTTGTCCTCGATGAACGACAGCTCGACCATGACACCGGATTGGTTCTTGGCGTCGAAGTCCTCAGGCCATTCCGTGCATCGAGCCTGAATGGTGCCGATCGTTGGGATGTGGAGCGGTCCAGGCTCTCCGGTCTCGAACTGCTTACGCATCTGCAGCCACTTCGTGGGCCACAGGTTCGGGTAGTTGCGAAACGTTGCCATCATCGGCACCGTCATTCGGATTTCGTAGAGCTTTCGCTGTAGATTCTCGAATGCTCCACCCCAAGCGTGAGGGAACTCGTGCACATGGTGGCGCAACGAGCCCTTGACCGAGTACCTGCGGACCGGGAACTCGATTCCGTTCCACGACGCACGCTTGAGGCGAGAGGTTGCTGATGCCATTGGGGTGTCCGTTCGTTATGGCTCTGGACTTTGGGAGGGCCCTATCGGCTCAGGTGCCCCCATTGCGCGAGCGGCCATCAGGTCGACCGAATCGAGCATGCTCTTGCTGATCATCTCAAGCAGTTTGATTTGCTGTTGCCTAGCTTCTTGCGCTGCTTCATACTCGCGCTTGTCCTGGTTCTTGACAGGCGTGTCGTCGACCCACCCTTGGCGGCCTGCGTACTTCGTGATGCCGCGAATTAGTGCTTCGAGGTTGCCCGGACCCTTCTCGTACTTGTCGATGTTTCCGCCCAATTCCGCTGCCGTCTTTTTGGCTTTGGCGACTTCTTCTTTGGTGAGCGGTCCACTCTTGTGGCTCAGTTCTGATATCAGGTTTGCGGCGGTGATCCGCTTCTCGACGTCACCTTTTTGCTCTTTGGATTTCTCCTCGAGCATGTTGTCGACCATCATCATGCCGACCGTGATGGTGGTGGCAGCGATAGCAGCTACAGTCATCGTGGCCGCTAGGTTGCCAGCCAAACCAGCGCCACCGTTGCTGACGCCCATGAACGACTTCACGGGCCCTGTGCCGGCCTGCCCGGATATCACAGTGCGAAACACGTTCTCGATGCCTACCCGAAGAGACTGCTCCACTCCGGCTTTTGCGATCGATGCGCCGATGGCAGCTGGGATAACAGCGAATGGGTTCTCTGCCAGCCACGACGTGACATGCAAGAACGACTCTGACACCTTGAGGATCGTCGGCTGCAGCTTCTCAAGCGCCGGGATGGCCTTCGTGGCCAGCTGATCCGTCAGTTCCTGCAGATGGTTCTGGAACTGTTGAGCTTGAGCATCCGCTCCGCCCATCGACCTCTTAAACGACTCTTCGATCTCACCTTTCCCCATCGACGCAGACGTGAGCCGACTGAACTCGGCGTGAACAGCATTCAGTCCTTTAGCGCCTCCGCCGGCTTCCTTGTAGACAGTCTCAAACCCGCGAACGATGCGCCTGGCGCCTGAGTCGGCGAAAATCTTGCCCATCTTCATCGTGTCCCCACCTGTCGCTCGTAGGGATTCTAGAATGATCTCTTCGGGGCGTCGAATCTTTCCACTGGCCCCAATAGCGCTCGATCCGGTGATGGCCTGGAACTGCTTCAGTCGAGCTTCCTTCGAGAACATGTTCAGAAATGACATGACCGAAGTAGCGGCCTGCGTGGCTGACGCTGCGCCGCCTCGTTGCCTAGCCTCCTGCGCTAGAGCGCCCATCGCACCGATGTTCGTTTCTGCGCTGCCTTCGAACTGTGGAGCCGCGGCAGCCAGCTTCGCCATCTGCGTTGACAGGTCTTTGATCTCGACGGCTCCCAACTTACCCTGCCCAGCAATCATCCTCATAACGCTGACAACGTGTTCTCCCTTGTTTGGGATGTCGCCAAGCGCGTTAGACACGTCGCCGGATGCGTCGACCATATCCTCGAACGCGGTCCCGGTGGCGCGCGACAAGATGCCGAGTTCTTTCAGTAGGTCGCGACCCGTCGCAAGGTCGCCCGTCTTGCCGACGAACTTCTGCAGGCCTTCAATGGCGGACGTCCTAGACAGTCCAGTTGCCGATGCCGCCGCCCCCGCTTCCGCGATAATCTCAGATGAGTCAACGCGCTTACTGTTCCGCGCGTCGTTAGGCATATACGCACTGTTCGACAGCTCCTGTGCTGCCTTGCTGTCGCGCACATAGTTAGACACCATCGACCCCATGTTCAGGTCGATGCCTGCTCCACGCATCAAGTCGTGGCCCAGTCTGGACGCCACCGAAAGCATCGGAGTCACCGGCGACAGGTTGCGACTGGCCCAGTACCCCATTCGGTACGGCATGTCGCGATCGTTCTGCTTCCACGGCGTTCCGATCTGCGCCCGCGCGATGTCACGAATGCGATTGCGCTCGGTAGCCTCACGAATCTTTCCGGCTTCCCTGGCTACCCGCTGTTCCTCAGTGAGTTCAGCGTCCGCTTTGAGCTTGGCGACCTTTTTCGTCTCAGCCAGTTCGGCCGTGAGCCGCTTGTCTGCCATCGCGCGAATGTGGTCGTGGACCTTCTGCTCTTCGCGGATTTGCTGGTCGCGGATCTTGTTCTCCTGTTGGATCTTGTTCCGAAGCAGCATCGTCTGGCGTTCGATTTCAGCCTTCTGGATTGCTGTCTGGCGGTCTGCCGACGCCTTTGCAAGAACCATCTCCTGGGCGTTGCGGGCCTTCGTCTGCTCGACAAGCATCCTGTTGGCTGCCGCGGCCGACGCCGTCAGCTTGCGGAACACCTGCTCAGCCGAGGCGTCCAAGCTGGCGCCCACGCGGATTCTCAGCTCGGACATGCGCTACTCCAGTCAGTTGAAATCGATTCGTTGCTGTCGCGATTCGGCCGCCAGTCGCCTAGCTTCCTCCGCGGCTCGCTCCGCTTTGCGCTCACCACGCTCGAGTCGGTCAATCTCATACTCGAGCCAACCCTTAGCGTACGGGACCGCCACCGATGGGAGACTTGCCGCTCGCTGTCCAGGAGCGCCACCCCAGTGCGCCACCTTCGACATCTCCTGGCGGACATGCAGAGCGCGCCAAAGCGGGTTGCCGGCCCGCCGTCGGAGCGCCGATAGGTCGCTTACGAGCTTCGCTATGACGTCGAGTTCAATGGGCGTCGCGGTCGCGATACTGCCGGACCGGATCTCGGTGATGGTCGCCCGCAGGTTGACGTTTTCGGCTTGAATGTCGGCGTACTGTTGGCGAACCGCCACCAATTGGACGCGGAGCGGTTCGACCTGCTCAGCCAGAAGGGCACGGACGATATTGGCGTCCAGTTGCTTCTGGCCGCCCAACTTACCGTCTAGTGCCAACTCAAACACGTGGATCATCTCGTCGAGTAGCGCGTCGGCCGGAGCCGTCTCGCTCCGGGCCGCCACCTTGAGGGCTTGGGCGCGGGTGAGCCAGTATTCGGTGACTTCCCTGTGTTCGACCCCTGAAATTGCGCCAGTTTTCTCGATGCGCGCCACGGTGGCGCGCATCAAAACCTCGTCAATGCCGGCTGTTTCGCTCAGCTTAAGGTCTCCGCTCTCAGCCATCCGCTTGATGAGCTTCCGAATGTCACGTGGCTGCGAATACTCCAGCCTGGTGCCCAGGTCGATGCACTCGATACGCCATGGTTCGGCGCCGTCGTGCCTGGCAACAATCCACCCATTCGATTCAAACTTTACGATACTCATTATCGACAGCCTTTCTGTTGTTGTTCGCCACCCGACAGAGTGCTGTGGACCGCGCGTCGGGGTGGCGACACACAGAAAGGTGGTCGCGCGCACGTTGGCAGCACTCAGTAGGAGGGCGACCCGGCGCGGGGCCGGGCGTCATAGTCAACTATCGTCTTCAGTGTCGTCTTCGTCGATCGGGGCCAGCTGGTCCAACATGAACGATGCAAGCTTGCGCAGGCGAAGCTGGAACGGCGACATCACGTGCGTCACAGCCCCATCCGCTAGGAGTTGCCCCAGGTCTGCCAGCTCTTCATCCGTCGCAGGGGCCCGAACGGGGCTCAGTGAGATGGTTGCCCGCTCGAGTTCGTCCCACAGGTGCCGAATCGTGGCCGGCGTGAACGCCTGCTTGACGATGTCCTCGTCTTGCCCCTGCTCCGCGAAGTACGGCTCGGATGCGTCACTGCAATTGCACAGTGACCTGGATAGCACCCACGCGAACAGCTCATCGTTGTGAGCATCGTTCCAGTTCGGATCCATCCGCGGCCCGTCTGGGTGGAGCTCAGTCGCCTTCTTGCTGGCCTCTGCGCGGCACGTGACGATATCTTCTGCTGATAAAAGAGAAAGCCCCACTGACACCGCGTTCGCGGGCCTGTGGGGCCATTCAGGCGCGAACGCCCCTGGCCCCAGCTGCACAATGGCAGCAGGTACACGAGCGGCGTGCGCACTTACAGAGAAAGCCGTCATGGTCCCTCATTCTCGGCTTCAGGTTGTGGTGGTCTTACTGGATTGTCGCGTCTGGCTCGCTCTTCGTGGTCTGCCCATTCGCTGCGGAGTCGGCTCCAGAGGTAGAGCTGTGCGCTAGTGAGTTCACTAGCTGGCACGCCAAAGTACGCATGTAACTCCACTGCAAACCGACACTGCAACGCACGAAAAAACTTCGTGCCCGTTGTTCGTCGTCACCGCCTAGCACCTGCGCGCCCGTGAAGAACTCGATAGGTGAGAGCTTCTTGAACGTTGGAGCTACCCGGTCTTGGTACTCCTGCTGGATGCTGTACATGAGCGTGATGGCTTCGCGGCCGAAGAACTCACGCACCTGGTCAGCTCCGCCGTCGAAGAGGGGCACCCGCGCCGTCTTGGGGCTGTCCGGATCGCAGAACCCAGCGCATACTGTTTCGACCATCAAGCACAGTTCGTAGATAGGGTCGCCAGACTCGCATTTGGCGGCCTTCTGCGCGCGTGCCCGCTCTGCCGCGTTGGCTAACGCGAACTCTTCTTCGATGCCGTTCAGGGCCCTGACGACCGCCTTGATTGGCGGAGTTTCAGGGTCCTGTGAGATGTGTGGCGGCAGGTCAACAGACTCATCCTGCCGCGTTCCTTTGACGATTGCTGAGAACTTCACCGGTGTCCCTCCTGGTCAAGCTCAGGTGACGGATGGCGCGCCGCTGCACTGGATCGTGACTTTGCCGGTAGCGGTGCCGCCCTTGCTTTCGCTCTGTTGCGACATGTTGGTAATGCGCGCCGGTATCGTAACGGCCTTGCCGCCCATCATGATCCGTGTCGAAAACTCCTTCTTGTTGAAGAAGAGATCAAAAATGTCGACTGATGTGCCGCGCACCGGCACCACGTAATCAGCCTCGATTCGGATCTGGATGATGCCGTCGGACAGACCGAGGATGCCATCCGATCCGAATTGGATCTCGTCGCCGCTGTCTGCGTTGAAAGCGTTCCCGTGCGCCTCAGCGAACTTCTTCGTGCCAAGGAAGAGGGGAAACGCCCTGAATCTTGCGCTAGCCATTGTAGCTCCCTATGATTGCTTTGCTGGCGCTCAGACTTGGCGCACCGACAGACCGCAGATGTAGTTCCCGTATGCGACCTCAGTGGGCCACGCCGATACGATGTATTTGCCAGCGTCGTTCCACTGCGCGGTTGGCAGGTTCCCGTCGACGTTCGTCAGGATCGGATACGCAAGCCCCTCGCCCAGCTCAAACTGTCTAGCGAGTGATGTGAGCGCGTCCGCCCATGCTTGCGGAGTCGTTACTCCGGACGGTGGTTGCTTGAGCTCGACTGGAGTCGACGGTGCCACGCGAGGCGAATTCGGCTGGAAGCTCGTAAGCCACAATTGCCGTGCCGATTCTCGGCAGTAATCCGGGACGAACGTTTCAGCCGCGTCCAACGTCCTGTAGTCCGGATAGCTCCCGCTGAGGCAGTGGGTCGTGATGAGCCGCGTAATGCGAACAGTCCCATCGGGGGCCGTAACGAGTTCCGTCACGCCCTCGCCTAGTGCCGTTTCGATGACGGCCCCACCGGAGCGGTCCGCGCTGACTCGTTGGGGTGCGACGCCTTTGAGCGCCAGTCCAGCGAACTGCGTCCCGGCGCCCGGGTCCGACTGCAGGATCTGAAGCGCTTCCGCTGCTGCCGTTGAGGCTATGACGGAGGCGGGTGTCTCCCCGTTGCCCAGTCGGAGGAGGAAGGCTCGGAACTCGTTCAGCGTTGTCTTGGTGAGGGTCGATGCGTTCGCGAGCGAGTCGGTGGATGCTGTGAATAGGTGCTCGAGAATCCCAACGGTAGCTCCGGCTGCCGTGTTGAGCCACGTCTTCCAAAGAGCCAGGTGAGCCGCGTCAACTGTCGCGTCTCCGCATGCAATCGCAATCAGATCGAACTGCGTCGACGAGATGGCGGTGATGAGGTTAGCAGGGCTGTCTGCGCCAGCGCCGCCGGTGAACCGCACGCCGCCGCCAGGCATCGAGGTGCCGCCCGCGATGGTCGACGTCGTGGTGCCGGGGCCGTTGTTCGTATCCTGGAACAGGGTGAACCAGTTGCCGCGCGGGCCGAGGTTGGCTGCCGTGATCGTCACGACCGCACCGCCGGATCCACCCGCCGCCGCCGTCACCGGGAGCGTCAGAACCGAGTTGATAGCAGCCGCCAGACCACTGGCAGCATTCGCAGCGGTCGTCCCGCTGGATATCGTGTACGAGACCTGGTACCCGCAGATCCAATACTGGTTGGTACCGGTCGACGAGGCGACGCCAGCGAATGTGACGGTTGCGGTCGCGGCAGCGGCGCTAGATGACGCCTCTGCGATGCACCCGAGATACACGTTGATACCTGGGACAGAGAGCGCGCCGCCGCGCCCGTCGAGTCCGTAGGCCATTGTTGCAAGCTCGGAGCGGGCCCCACCGATCTGGTCAGCCTCCGCTACTCCGAACACCTGCTGTGGTGTACCGTCGGCTGTAATGCTTCCGCCCGAGGTTTTGTTGCCAACGAGCAATAGTGACTTCGGAAACGATGCAGTCGATATGGCGCCGGCAGCGTGCTTCGTCTCACCGTAAAACCCGGGGTTCTTGGTGCTGTTGCTCAGCCCAGGAATGATGATCAGCATAGGTTACGCGCCTTCCTTTTTGGTGGCGGGTTTGGCCGGGGATGCAGCTCGCGCCGCGCCGCTACGGGCCGTTACGTCTTGAGGCGCTTCCTTGCCGGCGGGCCGAGGGCGCTGGAATGGGTCGACTTCGGCGGGGTTCTCACCGAAAGCGGCGAACCACTTCGAGTAGGCTAGCTTTTTGGCCGCGGCCCACGCTTGATCGATAGGCGTGAACGCAATGCCCGCCACGCGCGCCGTCTTCTCGTCGGCTGGCAGGATGTCGCCGTCGCGAAGGCATCGGCGATAGTAGCCGAGGATGCCATCCACGACTTCCACGGGCTCTTTGGAGAAGTGCCAGCACGTGTCCTGGTCGGGAGTGCCGGCATGCCCGAGCGGGAGCTTCTCAGGCTCGCTTGCGACGCATTCACACGCCACGTAACCCTGGTGGTTGTTGACGTGCTGCGGCTGTCGCTCGAACGCGCAATGCCCAGCAGGCCGCCCCTCGTGGTCGAGCGATGCCCATGGGTTGGCATGCACGCGCAGTGTACGCTGTGCCATATCGGGAGTCCTTTCGGGGCAGCGCCCCTATCTGTATTCGGCTGTGTCGGTCACCAGCCCGGCGGGCTGCTGAATCGTTTGGTTGACGCCCGTTGCGAGCGGGTACTTCGACAGGTCCTCAACCAGGAGCTCGTCGATCGATACTGTGGCCTCGAGCGACTCGAACTCGGCGCGTTCGCTTCCGTCTCCAAGTGGGACACGGATGAGTTTTCGCGCCCACTTAGAGACCTGAATCGCATCCAGGTTGCACCAGCGGTAGAGCACGGAGCCCCATGCAGCGGCATCTGGGTCAGGGTCACCAGCGACGACCCACGCGGGGTCTCGTCCTAGCTCAATCGCCGCCGTCATCACCTTCGCGAGCGCGTTGACGATTGGGTGGCGGACCCGCATGATGTTTTGGACCGCATCCGGGAAGCCCCACACGATCCGGATGGTCTCGTGAGACTGGAGGTAATCCTCAGCGATCCATTCGCTGCTCCGGCTCGCCTCTTCCCGCCACACGAAGAGCGCTGGAAGCTCTCGCTTGACGAAGCAGAGTTCGTCGGGCTCGTGATAGTGTACGAATCGGATCGGGGCACTGCCGGGGCAGACAGCGTTCCACGCGGCCGTCGCTTTTGCGTTGACGACCGATTGAAGAAACGACGCTAGGTGGTAGACTAACGGATCAGAAACAGGGACGCCCACGGCTGGCGCGACGACAGGTAACGCGATTGCGCCGAAGGTTTCTGCCATGGGTCACCTGAAGTGAGGGAACGATGAACAGCACCAAGACGATTCCGATATTCATCGGCAACAAGAAGCTGTCCGAAGCGACGTCTGTCAGATTCGAACTTGTCGAAAAAGCTTACCCGCGCGCCGGAATCAAGGAGATTGTCACCAACGTAAAAGGCGTTGTTGAGTTCGACGAACTGATTGAGTGGGAACTGGAACACATAGACAAAACGGTCGACCGCCCATTTGGCGGCATGATTCTGCGTGGCATTATCGGGAATTACACGGTGAGGAAGTGGGTCCCGTTTGAGTGGAGCGGAGAACTCTACGCGCCCGATTGGCGTGACGCGACTAAGGTCGCCTTTAAGGCAGCTGTGAAACTCATCGCTGAACACTTCGCGGAAAGGCTAAGCCTCACTCATCAAACCATCGACGTTGAGCTGTAACGACACCACGTTCGAACTCACGCTCAACGACTCGCTCAGCCTTCTGGACCCCGCGCGCCATGAATCCGTCGACCTTGGTGCCGGGGTGCCAGACCTCGCGAGCGAAGTGCTGCTCCCCGCCACTGTCCTTCCACCGTAGAAACTGGCCGCGCCCGACGATGTGCTCATGCGGGCCCTTGCCGCTTGCGCGCACCGTCTGGCCAGCCTTGAGTTGGTGGGCTGGGGTGCCCCATGCCGCCTTGGGGCGAATCCAGTGAGGCTCGGTGCCTTCCTCGAGAAACGAGGCGTAATCTACGAGGCACTCCATCCAGCCCTCGGCGCCCAGTTGGGTACGGTGGTCGAGATAGCCTCGCGTGTTGCGATGCGCCTCGCCGGTCCGGTCCTGCCAGTGCCTCGTCGACAACGCTTCACTGATACCCTCCTGGATGCCCAATTCCACGCCGGTCTGGACGGCCATCACGATGGTGCCTATCGCTAGGTTCCAGTCGCGAGTGAACTCGGGCAGGTTCTCGACGTGGATGGTGATCATGAGGGCTAGAAGTCTCCCGAGTTGTTCTGCCCGTCCGAACCGTTGCAGAAGACCCTCGTGCCGTTGTTGCGCACGAACCCACCCACGTTCGCCGGTTGGGGCTCCGGGGGTGAGTCCGCGATACGCAACTTCGACTCTTGGATCCTCTGCATCGTCAGATCGGCCCTAGCGTACAAGGCCTCCACATCCACCTTCGACGCACGCGCGTACTCTCGATGGCGGTCCCATGCCATCGCCTTCGCGTATTCAAGCTCAACCCCTCGCAACAGCTCCGGAAGCTCGTCGTCGTCTCCGTCTGGTATCTTCCGGTAGATCGCCGGAAGCCACGCCACGCATCTTGCGTGAGCCTGCTTCAGCACGAGCGTCACCGGATTGGACCGCAGCACGGTCGTCAGGTTGCCCGTGTTGGCGTCGTCGAAAATGCCTATCATCGTCGTAGGCGTCAACAGGTCACGGAGGTCCTCGGCTGTGATGAGCGGGTTGAACTGGGTCATTGGCTACTCGACGCGCTTTGCGACACCAGCCGCGATGCAGTTACGGGCGTCATCCTTTGACAGGAATATGACCGACCCAGGGCCTACCGACCCGACGCGACCGTGGACAATCTCAACCATGACCTCGTCGGGGTTCGGCTCGGGCTCATTCGGCTCGGTCGAAGCTGTAACGGGAGGAGTCGTCACGACTTCGACCTTTGCCTGTTGTTTCGCTTGAGGCTTGCTCATGGTCCCTCGTCCCGAGCAATCGCTCACTGGTAGGCGTTTACGAGCAATCCGCCGGCGTACTGGCTGGTGAGCTTCTCGGTGTCGAAGTGCACGACAACGAGCTTGATTCCGCCCAGTTCGCCACGGTCCTGCACGAAGAACTCGCGCACGATCCATCCACCCGACACGCTGACCTGGCCACCGCCCGACGGGATCTCACCCTGGGCTAGGTTCCAGCGGAACGTGTAGGCGCTGGCGACGTCGCGCTGGTCCTGTGGAGGCATCTGGCGGGGCTGACGAGGCAGCACAACGCTGTTACCCCAGCACCACTGCTGCGCGCCAGACGTGTCGATGTACTTCATCTCGCCGACGATGATCTTCGGCAACTCGAGCACCGCCGCCATCTGGTCGGCATTCGGGACAGCGGGGGTGCCGTCTTTGTAGCCAAAGTATGCGCGAACAGCGGGGTTGCGCTGGAAGGCGCGGAAGGTCCGACCACTCATGATGGTCGCAGTGGGCTTCCCGTAGCTGGCGTCGATTCGAGCGTGAATGTCGGCCACAGGATCGCTGGATGCTCCACCGTTCCACTTGCCTGCCGCCAGGACGGTCGCGACATTGCCGCTATCCCAGTTAGCAGACGTGGTCATGAGAGTCGCCACGCGAAGTTCGCGCTCAATGAGAAGCGCGTTCATGATGCGATCCATCGTCGCCAGCTTGATGTTCAGCGGCGCGTCCTGATTCGCCTGGAGCTCCGTCGAGACCCATCCACCGAGTCCACGCGCAATGGCGCTGAACTGGGCATTGGACAGGCGGGGAGCGATCTCTGGTGTCCCAGCACCCGCGGCGCCGACGAGCGGCGTAGCACGCTGGTAGGCGTCTTCTTTGGGGTATTGGAAATATTTGTCGGTCTGCTTTGCCGACAGGATGACTGGCGCGGCCAAGTCCGCGATCGGGGGCTCGTTCGAGTACCCGCTTGCGAAGTTCGGCATTGCCGACGGGATGTGCACGTCGCCGACGCCCACATCCATCGTGATGGGCTTCTCGGTCTTGTCGTGCAACAGCAACATCTGCCGAGCGCGGTCCTTGTCGGTCAGCGACATCGCGTAAACGCTCTGTCGAAACTGATAGTCCTCGGCGTACTTCGCAAGCGCCTTGGTGTGACGGTTGTCCGTCATGCCCCACTTGGCAACTTGGTTTCCGGACTTGTCGAACACACGCCCGTCGGTCAGGTCGAGCTTGAGCTCTTGCCCGCCCTCATTGATTGTAACAACGTTCTGGTCACTCATGCTGAGTCTCCGTGGGCGTGAGCCGCCCTAATCGCGCTGGCTCACGCCGACGCGCTTGTTTCGTGCTTAGGTTTTGCAGTCGCGTTCGACGCGCCTCGCTACGAGGCGGGAAACGTGTGATTGTTGATTAGGTAGTCTTCGTCACAGAGCGGCCAAGAAGAACGAGGCACGGGTCGCCGTCCGCTGCCGTGTTGAGCGCTACGCCGCTGGCGGTTGCGTTGGCTGCAAGCGCCTTCGCGAATCCAACCTTGTTCGAGTCGTTGGTGGCTTGCACGAAACCACCCGCCGTGATGGCACCATCGGCGGTCGTGACGGCCGTCCCGAGTGAGCGAATTCGCCCGGTCGCGCCTGGAGCGATCGACTCCATCGTGATACCGATACCGACCTGCGTGCCGTCTCCACTGGGGAGCATCACGCCAATGCCGTCAGCCGATGAAACAGCTCCCAGCACGTTCGTGGTGTCGCATACGACGAAAACATTCGACGGAATCGTGACGGTCGTGCTGTAGTTCTTGACCGCAAAGTCGCCGTAGCTCGGGGTGCTGGCGACCTGAAAGTTCAATTGATTGCCCATAGTAGTTCTCTCCGCCTTTTGGCAGTTCTGTCCCGCCTCACAGGGCCCTCACCCGTGAGCGATTCGATTGGATTGTTGGGAAGTGGCAGTTACTTGGAGCGCTTCATCCGCTCGTCGGCGAGCTGGAGTGCAGTGCCGTAGTCACATCCGAGCTCTCGCTGCAGAACGGTAGCGACCTCGTCAACCGACACCGTTTTGGTGACGCCGTCAGCTAGCTGGACAGGCGGCTCTGCGCCCTTGCGCGAGCCCTCACCGTCCGTCAAGTTGCGGAGCAGGTGCGCCTGAGCCGGGGCAACCGGTGGATACAACCGGTCGAAGAGCTGCTCGTTGCTCGTGAGCAGGATGCCCATCGCAGCCTTGTCGTCGTCCGTCAGCTTCTTCGCGTCCTTGTACGCGATGAATGCGTTGCTGACTCGAGTCTCTCGCTCGCGCTTGACTTGCTCGTCGAGCTTCTTCTGCAGCCCGTCGCGCTCTTCGGTGAGCTTCACGACCCGATCTGTGGCTTCGGCCGTTTTCGATACCGCGTCCTTCAGCTGCAGCTGCAGGGTCGATGACGTCACGCGCTCGGCTTCGAGTTGCGCCGTCAATGTGGTCACCTTCGCCGTGGCCTCGGTCAGCTGCACAGCGATCTCGTTCGATTGACTCATCTCAGTCTCCAATCCTTCGCGGTCCGACATCTCGTCCGTCGGGTTTTCTTCCACGTGCTCGCCGTACCCCCACCGGACGAGCTTCTCGATCACGTCGAGCACGTCGTGCCACGACGCATCGGCCGACACGTTTGCTAGCTCTCGCAGCGGGGGCATGTAGCTGCCGAGCTTGACGCCGTTGACGGTTGCGGACCCATCACCGTCTGCATCTTCGAGGTGTTCCCTGAGACGCGCCAAATGCTCCGCAATCTCGTCGTTGGTAGCAAGTTCGTGTACGTTGAGTGCTTGCCGAATCCTCGGCATGTAGTGGTCAGCGGATAGGCAGCACCGCTCCGCCAATGTGACCTGTGTCATAGGAGAGTCCTTTGCCGCTACCGGCAGCATGCCGTCGAGAAACGGCTTGTTCGTGAGAGCTACGCTCGTCAGCCGTGCCCCAATGGGCTTGCCGCTGTTTCGATCGCGCGCCTGGAGCACGATGGCTGGGCTGATGTATTTGTACTTCTTGCCGCGGATGTACTCGCGGGCTAGGTCGCCCCATTCCACGAGTCCGTATAGGTTCCCGTTCTGGACCCGAAGCTGTTTGACCCAGCCCTGAGCTGGCGCACCCTCTGACGGGATAGATCCTTCGCTGGCTTGCTGCTCGGTCGCGTGCTCGAAGTCGACTGGTACCTCGTGATTGACCGTCGCGTTGAAGTTCTGGACGATCTGGCCGAACACCGATTCGTTCAGCTCGAAGTGGTCGCCCTTGTAGAAGCTTCCGGACTTCGCGACCTGAATCCAAACTGGCTCACCTGTGTCGGTGAGCGCTACCGCCGGGTCCAGCTCGATACCGTCGAACGGATGCCATTCGCCTGGCGCCGTGCGCAGCAAACACACTGACGGGTCTGCTTCGCTCATGTGCCTGATCAGCGTCTTGGTGCCATCGGGGTAATGGATCGCCATCCGCAGCCCTCGGCCAGATCCTCTCAGGCGGGAACCGAGCCTCTGTTTCTTCTTCTTGATTGGAGCCGCCATAGGCATCCTTCCTGGTTTGAATCGGCCCGCGGACGGCACGTGGACATCTCCGACGCCCAGGTCGAGCGTCACGGGCGCGTCGCCGTCAGTCGCGAATCGTCCACGCTCGTCGCGGTCCTGCTCGTGAGAGCCGCCGCCTCCACCTCCGCCGCCTTTACCACCAGCGCCACCCTTCGAGAATCCGCCGCCGCCACCAGCTGCAGCTGGAGCCGCTACTGGCTGTACTGGAGCTGAAGCTGGCGATCCGGCTGGGGTCACCTTGCTTTCAAGCTTCGACTGGATGCGCTCCCATGTGCCGATAGCGCGCGCCGTGCGGTCCGCTTCCCGCTGCGCTGATTTCGCCTCTACAGCGGCGTTCTTAGCCTCGGAGTGCGCGTCTCGAATCTGAGCCGCTACGTCGTGAGGTCGGGTGATAACGGCGCTCTCAGCTGGCGACAGCCCGTGTTGTGAACGTTCAGCTGCAGCCTTGTCTAAGGTCTGCATCCACTGCTTGGCGGTCGCTTCGTTTTCCCACCACTTACCCGGCGGAGGGCTCGGTTTTGGAGGCGCGTTCTTGTCGATTACGTGTTGGTTGACCGCTTCTTTCGCTTCCGCTGTTTTGGCCCCGATGTTGACGACCCAGTTCGACGCGCGCTCGACCGCCTTATTCTTCGCCTTGCGTTGAGGCAAGGTTTCACTCGGCAACTCGTGCGCCGCTTGCAGCTTGGCGGATGCGCGGTCTACCGCTGCTGCTAGCTTGGCCGGCTTCAGCCTGGCCGCTTGAGTCGCGAGCTCGCCAGCGTCAGCCGATTTCGATGCCGCGGCATCTGCAGCGTGTTTCGACACGACAGCGTGAGAGCGTTGGATAGCCTCTCGGAAGTCCTGCGCGCCCTTACTGGTCGCGTATTCCTTCGCTGCTTTAGCGTCACGAGCTCGACTGGTAGCCTCAGCTTGCGCCTCTGCGTGCCGTTGGCGCAGCTCTCCAAGTTGCTCACGTGCCCTTGCGAGACGCTCGTGCGCGTGAGCTGCCGTGTCGAGCGAGATCGCGCCATCGCCATCGTCCCTGGCAAACCGACCTCGTTCACGGTCCTGCTCATGAGACCTTTTCATGGCTACAGCAAGCCTGCTCTTGGCCATCTCTGCAAGATGGCCTGACCTCGACTCTACGCTTAGCAGCACAGGAGTAGCGAGCGATTGGACCACGGCGTAGCCTTTAATTGACGATGAGATAGTTGATGGTCGACACGTCGGTTGTGACGGCTACGGCAGGATTGGCGGTGCTCATGGCGCGAATCACGATGGTACCGACGCCCGCGGCGCCCACCACGAGGTCAGCGTCTTGCGCGACGTACCGGGCTCCGCTCACGCCCGCGCCGGGGGTGTTGCAGAACCCAAACACCTTGCTGTTGGCCGTGACGACGATGCCGGTGTTGACGGTACCGACACCAGCGACGAGCGTCACGGTGCCGACTTGGATGCCGAGCGCTCCGATCGTGATGGCGTTGATGTCGGCTTTGGCCGCGGTAGCCACTGCGATGAGTTGCTTGGCGGCTTCCTGGGGAAGTTGAAGAGATGCGTCGCCGGGGACCACGATAGTGCTTGCCATTTGAGCTATTCCTCGTTTGCCGCCACGTTGGGCGGGGTCGGGTTGCTGTCTTGTTCGACCGGCTTCTGCGCGCCCTCAGCGCCCCCGGATTCGTCTGGGTTTGGATTGGCCGGGTCTTCAGGTGTTGGGCCCTTGCCGGCTGAAAGCATGCGCGTACGTCGAGCCGTTCGATCGTCAGAGGCAATCACGGGCAGGCCGGCGCGCGTTCCGATCTCGTCAGCGTCGACAGGGATGTCGATAGCCGTTGCCGTCGTGGCTAGCGTCAGTAGCTCCTGAGGAGTCGGGAGCTCGTCGACCATGATGTCGATCTTTGGTGAGATTATGCGCGGAGCCCCTGGGAAGTTGAGCTGAGTCCACTTCCACGCCAGGTCTTCCTCAAGCGAGTCGCACAGACACCGGGCGTCGTACTTCAGGATCTTGAGCGTCTGCTTCTCCGCCACTTGCGCGGTGGAGAAGTTGCCGTTCGCTCCTGGCTCCGTCGTGAATGCCTGCCCGAGTAGCGACTTAGCGATGGCCTTGTTGAGGTACGAGAGGAACTCGACTGAGCTCATCGCAGCAGCGGCCTTCAAAATCTCCAGCTTGATTGTCGCAGGAAGGGTCGCGCCGTTCATCGCGCCCATCCCGAATCCGTCGATTGCTTGGTTGGCCTTGTCGATGTCCTCTTTGGTGGCGGCGGACTGTTTGCCGTCGTCTCCCGCGTCCTTGTTGAAGTACGCGACCACCCACGGTCGGATAACGCGCTCGAAGTCCTGCGCCGAACATCGCGTCACCATGCGCTTGAGCAGCATAAACATCCCGATGTATCGGGCCTCGCCGTCGCGCGTTGGATAGTCCGAATTGAGGCTCGGAGTGTGGACGATGAACTTGCCGGGGAACTCTCGGATGTTCAGCCCGTGGATGCCGCGGTTGGTGGGCGCCTGGTCGTATCCAGGGCCGACCGTCCCCTGGTCCCACACGAACAGGTCCCAGGATGACGGGTTGGTGTAGTTGAGCCGCCTGTTGCGAATGTTCGACAGCCCTACGAGTCCCCACTCACCGCTTGAATGGTCCCACTTCACCTCGGAGCCTGAAATCCCGTAGATGACGGCCCAATTCAGTTGGGCAAGCCGCTGAGCAAGCCGCGGTACGGCCTGGAATTGCTCATCGAACCGGTCCGCGATGTCCTTCGCTAAGCTCTCCAGCTTGTGGCCCACTCGAAGCTTTGGTGGGCTCACCTGGACGCGCCCGAACGCTACCCCAAACACTCGCTGCCGAAGCGGCCCTCGCGTGTCCGGGTCGTGTTCCAACAGTTCGTCGATCACGTCTACGAACTGGTAACGCCATCCAGTGTTGCAAAGCCTGTAGGCCGCCGATAGGTATTGCCCAGTGAGGTGTTCCCCAATGATGAGCGGATACCGGTCCACGATCGCCGGACGGGCCAACTGCGTGAGTTCGGGGCGCTCGTCCGGCTGGACCGGAGGCATCACGATCCCACTGTCTCGCGTGACCCATCCAGACGGGACCGCCGCCCGTGTCCCGTCTGCCATGTTGACCTCGTCGTCAGAAAGAAATTGCCGACCTGTAAAGCCTCACGGCCGGCTTGTTGTCTTGTTCAGAGTCGTTGTCGGCGTCAGCCCTAGGCAGGCTTTTCACCGCTTTGGCGACTCCGATGAGCGCCGCCCATGCACGGTCCCTGTGGCGCATTGAAGCGTCCCGTGGGGTGACGAACGTGAGCCGCCCGCCTTCGCCAGGCCGTGTCTTGAGTGAGTTCAGCTCAAGTTGTAGCGCCCTCGCGCCAGTCTCGTCGCCGCCGGCTTCTTGGCCGGTGTATATTCGCCACTGTTTGCGCTCTAGCGCCAGGCGTCCAGCCTTCGCGTAGCGCTCCTGGTCGCCTGGATCCATGCCGACTCCGGCAATCGTCACGTTGCGCCGTTTAGCCTTCAGGCCCGACCGAATCAGGTCAATCAGGTCAGCGCCCATGATGCCACGGTCCACCGCGACCACGATGGGGACCCACGTGTCCGTGCACGCCAGGATCCATTCGACGATCTGGTTGGCCTGCCACGTGAGTTTGACCTCGACGCCGTCTGGAACCTTGTTCCAGGCTCGAACGCCCGTCATCCATAGCTCCGAGTCGTGTTGTCTCCACTGCACGACGGACGTATTGTCGCGCCCACGCGCTCCGCCACAGTCGATACCGAACACCGCCGGGCAATCCTGCCATCCGTCTGGTAGCTCGTCCTCAGTGGCCGCTCGGAGCTTGTCGAGCGGGAAGAACGCATCGCTCGACCCGCGCCAACAGCACTTGTATTCGGTGTCGATCAGCTCTGGGATGCCCAGCTCAGCGAAGGCCTTCTCGATGTCGATCGGGAAGCCGTCCTTGACCGCGTCGTATATGTCGACCCGGTGCCGAATGAACGGGAAGCCGTTGGACGGGAACGTGTTGCCAGCGGCAAAGTCGTCAGCCGTCAGCCCGCCATCGGTGAACAGCCGATGCGCCAACGACCCAGCGTCCCATGGGGTGCCGAGCAAAAGTTTTGGGTAGCCCTGATTGTCGCCCAGGTTGGCGTCAGCGATCGACTTGACCGCGGCCCACATCTCTTCTTGGCGCCGCCAAAACGGCACCTCGTCACCAATGACGCCGCCGGTCTTGCCTCGGCATGCAGCCGGGCTGCACGCGATAGCCGACATTGAGCATCCGTTCTTGAACCGGATGACGGTGGCTTGCGGCTCGCACTCAAAGTCAGGATCGTCAGCCGCTAACCCGGCGCAAATCTGCGCAGCCTCTCGGACGAGGTCTTTGGACGACGTGAAGTCCTTACTGATGACGAACGAATCGAACGGTTTACGCGGCAGGAATGTCCCATCGGGCTGGAACTCGCGCCCCAAGCACCAGAACACGCCCAGCAGCGCTGCCAACGTCGATCCGCCTACGCGCCGCGCCTTCTCAAGGGTCTGAGTCAGCGCTCCGCGTCGGTCCCTCCAGGGAGTCGACACTACTCGCAACTGATATCGCGTCAGCTGGAGTCGTTTCGCTTTGATCGCTGCCATGGGGTCGCTTCTGTGGCAGGAGTCCGGCCACCAATCCTTGCATCGCTGGACTCGTGCACGCTTGCCCGGGACCTACCTGAATGATCTGCACCGTGCTGGCCCGCGACTTATCCTCTTCAGGCTCCGCGTAGCCAGTCACCTTGAGCAGCGCTTCCGCCGCCCTGACCGCAGCTCCAGTGTCGCCAGGCATCATGGGTGGCTGCCTAGCAATTTTGCGCAGGACGCCAATCATCGAGGATGCAAGTGACGACCGCTGGTCTTTGATGTGACGGTCAATAAGCCGGTTGGCCTCGGCCGAGTAGTCTTGGATGGTCGAACCCGCCACGCCCCATCGGGCCGACAGTTCGATCCTCGTCCGGCTTCTCTTCCACTTGTTCACCATCATCAAACTGGCGACGTACTCAACACGGCCCTCCACGTCGAGAATGACAGGATGGCGTTCCGGATCAGGCGGTGTCCTTGCCCCTCCCCACCGACCATTTTCGTCGCGCGTAACAGGGACCGCCGTTTTCCCCTTAGGTCTCCCACGTTTACGCTTCTCAGGTGTGACTCCTGGAAGGACCGTTTGGCGGGGTACTACTGTGGCCATGTTTCCCTCGTGGCCCCTCGGAACCCGTGTGCTACCTGCGAGCGATGCGACAGCGAGTGAAGGTGGAAGTTGTGTCGGTTGCGCGTGGCGGTACGAGTCGGGCCATGACGGTCCGGCCTGTAGATGAGTCGGACGCTCGACAGTGGGCCGATGCAGCCACTAAGTCCGCTTATGAGCAGGCTACTCGCGGGGGCATGCAGGAGTTCGTCCTGGTGCCAGTGCGCGCGCTGACGGAGCTACTGCGCCGACTGGGCCGGTAGCTACCGCCGCCCGCGCGCGATCTCTTCGGCCATGACGTCGAAGATATCCTGCCGAGTCGACCGCCTGTGCTCCTTGGGCTTACGTGCCTCGAGTTCGATCGACACCACCGCCATGATAGCGCGCTGGCGGAGTCGGTGCTCAGTGAGGGCTTTGGGACGTGCTGCAGGCGGGGGAGTGGACTTCATGGCGGGTGCTTCTTGGTGCTGCTGGAGTTCGGCGGGACTAGCCCGGGTATCGGAGACGGAGGCGTCGACCCATCGCTTCGCACAGGCGCCGCTGGATGGGCTGCGTCCAGGTGTCTGCGGGGTCGATACGGCCTAGGAGGCGGAGGATCCAGAATGCGAGCTTCATAGGTGCCTCTATGACCTGAGAAATTGGGGACCGTCGCGCAACGTCATGCCTACTGAATCCCATCGTCGGATGGAATGGCAATCTCAGCCCCGACGGGCGTCTCCGTTGCGAAGCGGTCCTGGCAAGTCAGGAAGGAATCGAACCATCGTCCACGGCTTTGGAGACCGTGTTGCGCCCAGCGCTCCGACTTATTGAGCTACCACCGAAGGCAGCTTCCCTGGCCTGTGTTTCTAGCCGGGTCACGATTGCCCGGGTACGCCCCGCTCCGTTGGCCGAGACGGGTTCTTTGCTCCGCTGGGTGGACT